TGTCGAGCTGATTTCGCTTGATCAGGATATTGATCTTTACTCAAACTTCATCATGCTCAACGGCGCAAAGCCTTCTGGCTTATTCCGTACCGAGCAAGTCATACCTGATTCAAAGTTCAAAGAGATTGCGGCCCGGTTGAAAGAAGCATGGACGAACATGCTTAACAGCCAGCCCTCAGACTTGAGTAAGCCTGGGCAGTCGATGCTATTAGACCAAGGTATGATGTACGAAAGTATTAAGCCCTTGACGCTGCAAGACGTAGACGCACGAGAGCTTAAGAAACAAACGATGGCGCGTATTGCTGGCTTGTTTGGCGTTCCTCCGGCAATGATCGGCGTGGGCGAGTCCAAGTACAACAACACGCAGACGATGCTCGACGAGTTCTACAAGTCCACCATGATGCCGTTCATCACGAACATCGAGCAGAAGCTAAAGACAAGCCTTCTTGGTGGCTATCCCAATTTGTATGTGCAGTTTCAGACGCAGGATTTCCTCAAGGGCGCTCCACTGGATCAGATGAACTATGTTGTGGCCGGAGTCAAGAATGGCATTCTCACGCCTAACGAAGCTAGAGACTATCTTGGGCTTGATAGCGTGGACGATGGTGATTCTCTGCTTGCTGCCGGCGGCGTTGATAAGTCTATTCCCGGCTCTTCGCCGCAGGATACTGGCGGTGGCGGAAATCTTAAGGTCGTAGGCAAGACTGGACGAGCTGGTAATGCTTAAGGATGTTTTGAAGCGATTAAAGGAACAGGCTGACAAGAGAAAGCCTAAGCCTAAACCCGAAGATGGGAAAATGAAGCAAAAGGAACCAATACATGGCTAAGCACATTCAATTCTTCACCGAGGCAAAGGTTGAGCTTGGCCGTATGGCTGACGAGGCAACCGGCGAGCCTACCGGCGAGATCGAGGCGACTCTGACAACCTGGGGCGCAAGAGAAGGCGTTGATGGTCGGCGTTTCTTCTACACGCCTGAAGCGTTTGAGATGTGGCACGAAGGCTGGATGGAAACCGGCAGACCGCTGCCCATGTACTTCCAGCATTCTAGCGACATGATGCCCGTTGGCGAGTGGTCAAAGTTCGACATTACCAACGAAGGCATGACCGGAACCGGGAAACTCTTCCTGAATACCACGGCAGGATCAGATCTGTACACGATCATGAAGGAATCGCCGCGTATGGTCGGCGGTGTTTCTGTCGGTGCTTACGCTGACGAATATCAAATGGTCGATGAGAACGGCGAGCCTACAGACGATCCTGATAGCTTCTTTCAGATTATGAAAGGCGGATTGGCTGAGGTTTCAATTGTGATGAACCCCAACAATCCTAAAGCCGAGATCTCAAGACTTGAATATTGGATGGACAACAAACCCAATCCAAGAGTAATCGAGAAGGCACTGCGTGATGCAGGGCTTTCAAGAAAGGATGCAACCGCTGCATCTGCTTTGCTGAAACAGATTATTGAACAGCGTGACGCTGAATCTGCCAAGCAACCCGCCAATCCGAGTGAGTCGGACGCAGCGGTGAAACTGTTGGAGGCGCTCCAATACCGTGAGCTGCTGAAGGCAATCGCAACCCGATAAAGGAACTATCATGCTTGAAAAAGTCATTGAAAAACTTGATGCAATCGAAGCATCTAACGCTGCAAAACTTGCTGAGACCGCCGAGGCCGTAAAGACTCAAGTCACCGAAGCTGTTCAGGCAGTCAAAGCAGAAACCGAGCAAAAACTTGCCGCTCTTGAGGCAAAGATTGCCGCTCCTTCGATCATTCGCCCAATCCACAAGACTGTTCGTGGTGAGGCAAACCGCCGCTTCCGTGATGTGCTCAAAGAGTACATGAAGGGTGGCAATCAGGTTGAGCGCGAAGTAAAGATCTTTGAATCGGTCGATCAGTTCGACGGGTATATCAAAGAAGCATCTGCGCTTACCGCTTCTGGTTACGACGTTGGTGGCCGTACCGCTTACGATCCTGTGTTTGCCGCTAAGCGTCTTGGCAATCCGATGATGAATATTTCTCGCATTGTTGCAACTGACGGTTCCGCTTATCAGTTTCGCGTAAAGACCGGCAACGCTGGTGCTCAGTGGGGCTACACGGTTCAGAACAACGGCGCATCCACGACTGAAGCAACGTCGATTTGGCAGGTGATCCTTAAAGACTTGAACGCACAGTTCCCAATCAGAACTGCTGCGCTTGATGATATTGATGGTCTTGAGCCCAACGTTGTTGACGACATGCTGATGGAATTCCAGCAGGCGATGGCAACCTCGATGATCCAGAACAACGATCAGAGCGGAACCGGAACCTCGGTATCGACAGGCGGTGCAGACGGTCTGCGCGGTTTGGATCAGTATGCTGGCGCAAATGCAACCTACACGGGCGGCACAGTTTCTACGGCTTCTTTCGGAACCTCGGGAACCGCAACCACTAACGGTCTGCATAACCTTGCAACGTATGACCAGTTGACCACTAACGCAAACACTGTCGGTGCAAATAACATCGTTTACAAAGACGTTGTTAACTTCATCTACAGCCTGCCACAGCAATACTGGACCCCAACCGCTCGCTTCATGATTAACCCAATCTTGTTGCAGGGCATCCGTGGTTTGGTTGACGATCAGAAGCGTCCGATCTACATCGACGGTCTTTCGCGTGATGATGGCATTGTTGGCAAGTTGCTTGGCTTTGACGTTGTGGTTAACAAGTACGTTGACAATCCTTCTCAGCCCACAACCGGCGCGGCAGGTACAACGTCTTACTACCCGATGTACTTTGCTGACTTCCAGCAGTTCCACACCATCGTTATGCGTTTGAGCATGGTTCTGCGTCGTTATGACCAGACGCTCCCAGGCTCGATCACGTTCTACGGCGAGACTCGCGCAGCCACATCTGTGCGCGATCCTAACGCTGGCGTACGTTATCGCTCGACTGGCACTGCGGCTTAATTTAAGAGGGCGAAAGCCCTCTCCCTCTATGGAGAGACTATGAGACAGGTAATTTTAGAAGGGCTTAAGCAGGCTCTCCACGAGGGCAAAGCCACGGTGAACCTCGCTGAAGCCTCGGCCCTCACGGGATCGGGCTCCGGCGTTGGTGGCCGCGTCTATAACGAAGATGTATTTGCAAGTCTGCGCTATTGGAACCCTTTCCGGGTTTACGCTAACCAGACAATGACCTCGGATTCGGATATTCAGTTCACGGTCAAGACTGGTAACGCTGCAAACGCTACAAACCCTTGGGGCTACACGGTAAACGCTAACAGCGGATCGCCTAATATCGCCACGAGCATTTGGCAGCTTCCGATGCGCGTTATTAGTGCTCAAATGCCTATCCGCGCGGCAGCGATGGATGATATTAACGGTCTGGATGCTGCTTTAGCTGAAGATCTTGCAATGGAATTTAGCCAGATCGAAGCCGCGTCAATGGCGATCAATAACGATCAGGCAGGATCGACCACCACAAGCACAGGCGCGACCAATGGTCTGCGCGGTCTTAAGATGTACGCAGGAACCGCTGGTTCTACGGCGGCTTACGGCAGCTCGGGAACTGCTATTACTAACGGCATCCACACGCTTAACACGGTCGGCTATACGCATAGCGGCGGCATTGAGTGGGAAAGCCTTGTGGATGTTGCTAACGCTCTTCCAGGTCAGTTTTGGAGAATGCCTGGGACCGCATGGATGATGCACCCAACCGCATTACAGACTCTGCGTGAATACACTCACGCTGGCAATTCTTATGCGCTTGTTGAAACGGGCGAGGATGGCGAGGGCCCCGGTGTCAACATTATGGGCTGGCCGGTCATTGTCAATCCCTACTTAGATGCTCCCGCAATTGGCGCTTCTCCTATTTACCTAGCCAACTGGCCTCGGTTTATGTGGATCGTTGACCATTCAGAAATGACGCTGCAACGCATGGAACAAACGCAGCCGGGGACGATTACGATCTACGCTGAAAAGCGTTTGGTCTCGACTGTGCGTGATGTAACCGCTGGTGTCCGTTTGATCGGGGCTTAATATGCCAAGTCAGCTACAGGGTAATTTCGGAGCGGGTTCGCGTAACCCGTTCAACTACTCGAAAGTCATTCAGAGTAACCGCGACCCGGTTACGCAATGGCTTACTTACGACGAAATCACCAACCAGCTCAATTTGTTTCAAGATGAATCTCAAGACGAGTATTTGTCGCAGCTTGAGCTGGCAGCGCGGATGGCAATTGAGGATTATTTAGGCGTTCCAATCTTCAATGTAACGTATCAGGCTTCGTACTTAATCTCGGGTTTAATGGCAGCTCCGGTTTCGCTAGATCTCCCCGAGGTTTCGCAAAACGGGGTGACGATCAATTGGGTCAAGTATTACAACGACCTGAACCCTCCCGTTCTCACGACAATTGCGAGCTCGCAGTATTACTACGATCCCACCGGAAATAAAGTGGTTTTGTTTGAAGTTCCCAATAACGTAAACACCTACATGACAGCGCCTATGGTCTGCCAGTACACGCTACAAGGCAGTGTCATAGGTCAATATCCGGTTGTTAAACAAGCTGGATTAATGCTGCTCACGCATTTTTACAATAATCGCTCGGCAACCACTGAGATCCAGCACAAACAACTGCCGTGGGCGATTGACCAGTTGTTAAGACCCTACAAGCCGCTGGTGATGTAATGGTTTTACGCGTCGATCAAATTACCATCAACAACTTGACGTTTGGTATCACCAATCTTGGTGAACAAACAACGACAGAGACTGCGTGGTTTCAAACTCGCGCAAAAACAAAGTCTGTGCATAACCGTATTAAGACTCTAGAGCGGTTCAGGCAGTACGACAACATGATGGATTTTGTCGTCAATTACACGCCTAACATTCGCACAGTGTCTGATGCTCAAGAGGCTTACAGCATTACTTTTAGAGATAAGTCTTGGCGTATCGCTGAAGTTTATGAACATGACGACCGGCAATGGGTAACGCTTACCTGTTACCGCAATGAGCCATCGGTGGCAGTGTAATGGGTCAGAATTCAGCCGTTACGTATGCACAGGCTATACAGGCTCAACTGGCGACGGTTTGTACGCCCACGCCGGTCTATGCTGTGTTTAACCGCAACTTTGCGACCGAACCGACGTTTGTTACTTGGCAGCTTAGAGATGTACATCAGCCTGTTTATACCGGACCTCAGTCTGTTAAAGGTATAGATAGGCCGGTTTTCCAGGCATCAGTCTTTGCTCAGCAAATGGCTAATTGCTATGCAAAGGCTCAGCAGATTGTTGACGCATTACACGGCTATCAAGGGACTTTTGGCGGCTTGTTTTTTGTGGCAAAAGTTGATGTTGATTGGCTGTTTCATACATACGATAATGACAACAAGTTACATCAAATCGTTTTAGATTGCACGTTAGATATTCCTTCATGAGGTGAAAAATGGCTCTTCCCAATAAAGTTTTACCCGGCTTTTCAGCCTCTCTGTATTGCCAGCCGGGGGCTGCTCCTACTCCTTTAACTACCGCAAATTTAAGCGTCTATGCTTCGACCTCTGCAATCGCTATCTCTGGCAACTTGGTTCCAGTAGAAGCGATTCCGGCGTTCGGTCAGGACGATGCAGTTGCTAACTTTGCTGTTGCTGGCTCGCGTCAGTCTGACAAGATCCCGGTTCAATCTGCGCCAACTTCCATGACGGTTGTGGCCGCATGGAATCCAGCAGACACAAACCTTCTTTTGCTCCGCGCAGATGCTTACAACGGTACGATTGACCGGACGTTTGTGATCTCGGCGACGGATGGGACAAACATTGTTAACTATGCCTTCAATGGCCGCGTTAGTCAGTGGACGATTGATCCAGCTCCAGGCGCAGAAGCTCAAGTTACTTTTACGATTCATCCGCGAGGCAATCAATATGGCTGGTCAAACAACACTTGATGAATTAGTGGCGCTGATGGCGGAATTCAGGGGCGACCTTCATGCAATGGCAAAAGGGCATCCCTTTACCTTACAAGAGGTGGATGCCGCCCTACAGGAAGCCAGCCCCGGCGGGGCCGAAGCAGTCTGTCTATCTGTGTTGAGGGCTCATGCAAAGAGCGAGTGATGATTTACTGAGCTATCTCATTGCTCAAGCCCAAACCGGAGCTAAGAACTGGTTTGGGTATCCTCAACAGCGTTTGATTAACATCAATCTCTGTCACAAGATAGCAGAAG